TCATGCGGCCCTGTCCGTGACGATACCGTTAAGGTAATTCGCCAGATCATGCAGATAAACGAAGGGATGCCCTTGGCGCGTGCCGCCAGTACGGCTGACCTTGAGAGCGATGCGCCCGGCGTTGATCTTGCGCAACAGATTGCGGTCGCTGGACAGGTGCGAGAAGTAGCGCTCGCGCACGGCACTCAGCGATGGGCACGGCGTGGCGAATTCCTTGCGAAGCTGGTCGAGTATGTCGTTCATTCCGTGACTCCTTGTGGTTGTGGCTGTGCAAATGAAAGGTGCAGCGTCATGCCGCGTCTCCACTTGGCGGGGCAGGATGCGTATCGATGTCGGGCGTGGCTTTGTGGCTCGGGTTGGTCAGAACCAGGAACTGCCCGGTCTGCCGCTGGATCATCTCGATGAGATGTCTGTCGCAGGCTGCCGGGTGCAGATACACCGGGCAGCGTGCTTTTGGTCGTGTGGTCTGCATGTTCGTACTCCGTGACGAGGTGCGAACAGACAATACGATATGTAGTGGAAAGCTGCAATACAGTTTGTATATTTAAATACGTTCTGTATTAGTACAGGTCTGCCGATTCGACGTACCACGACACGTTGACCGTGCCATTTTCGAAGTTACGCGTCACGTTGATACCTTCTGCCTCGCTGATCTGCTCGACGATCTGTTCCCAGTGAACAGGGGATTCGCCGGGCTCCCTGCTTAACAGCACCTGGTGCTCGATCTGTGCTTTGGGGCTGGTGATCAAGTCCTGGATACGCTGGGCGAGCGCCAGGTAGGCGTCATGTTGCGAGGCTTCAGGTGTCAGGGTTTGCATGCGTGAACTCCTTTTTACTGTATGTGCGTACAGTAGTTGAGTAATATTTCCCACGCAAGCGGCAAACCTTTCCTATGTGGAAGTCACGACCCTGAATGCCGGGCATAAAAAAGCCTCGCTGGGCGAGGCTTGGGGATCATCACGGTGATCAAAGGCGCATGGTCATCTGCCGGATAACACCGATCAGTTTGCATTCTTCGGTGATGGCGATGGTGGGGTAGGCGGGGTTGAGCGGTTTCAGAAAATAGCGCCCCGCGTCCTCGACCAGTTTTTTGAAGGTCGCCTCGTTGCTCTCCGGGAGCTTGGCAATCACCAGCTTTCCAGGGGTCGGCTCAATGCCGGTGTCCACCAGAATCAACATGCCTTCAGGAATGCTCTGGCCTGCGGGTGCCGTCATCGAATCGCCGCGCACGACCAGCCAGAAGGCTCGGCCCTTGGCTTTGTAGTCGCTCAGTTCGAAGGTGTCGGAGTAACCGACCGGATAAGGCTCGACGGCCTCATTCCAGCCTCCGGCTTGGACCCAACTGATCACCGGGTAGCGATAGAAACGCGAAGGCTGCTCTGTTGGCGCAACGTTCTGTTGTCCGGGCTCGTTCCACGGGATCGAGGTGGTGAGGATTGGCAGGCCCAGTTCGCCGAGCAATCGATTGATCACCTCGATCTTGGGCTCGCGTTTGCCGTTCAGCCAGTGCCCGACCGCGCCGGGCGTAACCCCCATGCGTTCGGCCATTTCTTCCTGGCTGATCTGCTGGGTATCCATGACCTGTCTTGCGACTTCATACCATTTATTCATGCGTCGAATCATACAGGCTGTAGGGTGTTCTTCAATATACACATTGTAATGCCTTATTGTGTATAAAAAATACAGATTGTATTGTCTGGCTTTCTTGAGGACGTCAGGTGATGTTCTCTGAACAGTCAGGAGCGACACAATGATCGAAGAAGTAGAAGCGGTGATGGTGCACTGGGGCGAGCAGCGCAATCGTATTGGCCTGAGTGGCGGGTTGAGCAGTCCGATGGCCGGGATCATGGAATGGGGGGCTTATATTCCCCGCAGCACGCCGGGCTCGCGATCGCTGATCGGCAATGGCAGCGGCATGGACTATATAAGCAGCGAAGTCGAAGCGGCTGTTGCCGAGATGGCGCGCAGTCCGACCAGGAGCCGAGGGCCTGAATTGGCGCAGCTCGCCAATCTGCGTTACGTGGAGTCGCTGCCGATACGCGAGCAGATGCGTTTGTTGGGCATTAATGAAGGCGCCGATCGAACGTACCGCAACTGGGTCGACAAGCTCCATCAAAGTGTTCTGACTGCGCTTTCTGCGCGTAGCGCCTCCCGAAGCCACAAGAAGGAAGTCGCGCGCAGAGCCTGATTTCGCCTCGGATCACGCGGTGTTTCGCACCGCTCATCCGGGTTGATTGCACAGCTGCGGTCGAACTCGGGTTGAAGTCCGGTCAAACTCGACCCACCCCGAAATTGCCCCTTCCCAGCCTTTCCGGAGGGGGGTAAAAAGGTCCCACGATATGCGATTTGCGCCTCGGAACTGCTGCTCAAGGCAGGCCGCGCAACGGCTGAAACGGGTCATTCGTGACCCACCTCGAAGCCCGCCCTGGCGGACTACCGTCATGGATTTCCCCGGCCGCCACTGTGCGGCCTTTTTTATGCGTGGAGCAAAGATGGACCCAACCGACCTTGGACCAGGCACAGCTACCTGGCTGGGCGGCACTGGCACCATTCTGCTTGGCGGCTTTTTATGGCTGCGCAAGTTTCTTTCCAGAGACGCCGCCGACCGGGCAATGGATAACGCCGACATCGGCACCGTCCGGCGCCTCAATGAACTGCTCGACTCCGAGCGACAGATTCGCAAGGAGGCTGAAGCGCGGGCTGATCAGTTCGCCAGGGAGCGCAACGAACTGGCAGCAGCCGTCGGCCGTATGGAGGGCAAGATCGAAGCCCTGACCAGCCACATCGTGCAGCTCACCGACAAGGTGACCACCCAAAGCGCCGAGATAGCCCGGCTTCGTTCCCAGCTCGGAGGTGCCAACGATGCACAGATGCGTAATTGATTTCATCGCTCGGCGCGCCTGGCGCCAGATCGAGGTCTGGGTGATCGCCGCGTTGATGATCGCGGGCTGCCTGATGCTCGGGTTTCAGGCCGGGCAATGGTCCGCCAATGCCGAACACACTCAGCAACTGACCGAGGTCCGCAAGGCCTATGACGCGGCGCTGGGCAGGCGCGATCTTCGTCTGGACCGGCTGACCGAGAGCACAACCGAGGCCGTCGGCAAGGTTGAAAGCGCCGCCACGGTCGCCAGTGAGGCGGCGCACACGGCCAGTCGCGCTGCCGACAAGGCCAACAAGGTGCTGGACAAGGCGACCCAGTAGCTCAAGGCGTTTACCCCTGTACACCTTCCAGACTGGCAGCCATTGCTGGCGTGCCGGATCGACATTTCTTACACGCGGATTCACTCATGAAGATAACCCCGATTGTTGCCCATCTGCAGGCGACCTGCCCGACCTTTGCCGGGCGAATCAGCGCCGGGATCGACTGGGCGGCTGTTGCCCTCGGCGATCAGCTCGCGCATCCCTCGGCTTATGTGATTGCCACTGGTGATCTGGCGACGGCCAACGATTTGCAGAACGTCGTTCGCCAGACCGTCACTGACCGGCTCGACGTGGTCGTGGTGCTTGATGGCGGTGACAAGCGCGGACAGGAAGCCAGTGAGCAATTGCATGGGATTCGCGCCGAACTATGGCGTGCGCTGGTGGGCTGGAGCCCGGAGCGCGAGTACGAGCCGATGCAGTACCAGGGCGGTGCGCTGGTGCAGATCAGCGGTGACCGCGTGACCTATCGCTTCGGCTTTGCCGCGCAGTTTCAGCTGGGTCGCAACCTTGAAAGCCAGCCCGCAGAAACCTGGCATGAGGCGTATCTGGACGGTTTGCCGGGCTTTACCGGTGCCACGTTCGAGATGGACAGCATCGACCCGGCGGACCCCAACCTGAAACACCCAGGCCCGGATGGGCGTATCGAAGTGAAATTCTCAGGAGATGTAAAACCATGACCCAACGCATCACCGTTCTACCGGCCGAAGGCCGCACCGTACCCGACCCGGAAGCAGGCGATCTGTTGCCTGCCGAAGGGCGGACAGTGACGTTCAACGCCTGGTGGCAACGCCGTCACAACGACGGCGATATCACCTTTCAAACCGAGCAATCCCCCACTCAATCCGCCGAAACGGCTTAACCAAGAGGAAGCCAAACAATGGCTATCAGCTTTAACAACATTCCATCCGATGTCCGAGTGCCGCTGTTCTATGCGGAGATGGACAACTCGGCCGCCAACAGCGCGTCGGCCGGCATGCGCCGTCTGATCGTTGCTCAAGTCAACGACGATGTCACCGGCCCGGAAGTCGGTTCGCTGGTGCTGGTGCCGAGCGTGGCGCTGGCGAAGAACCTCGGCGGGCAGGGCTCCATGCTCGCCGCCATGTACGAAACCTGGCGCAAGGCCGACCCGACCGGTGAAGTCTGGTGCCTGCCGCTGCTCAACACCGAAGGTGCCAAAGCCGGTGCGACTGTCACCGTAGCGGGTGCTGCGACCGAAACCGGTCTGCTGAACCTGTACGTCGGTGGCGTGCGTGTGCAGGCCGCAGTGGTCAACGGCGCAACGGCGGCTCAGGCTGCCAATGCCCTGTCGGTGAAGATCAATGCCACGCCTGATCTGCCAGTCCGTTCGGTTGTAGACGCGGGCGTGCTGACCCTTTCGTGCAAATGGAGCGGCGTGAGCGGCAACGACATCCGTCTGGAATTCAACCGCCTGGGCAAGACCAATGGCGAAGCGATTCCGGCAGGTCTGACCGCTGAAGTCACTGCCATGACCGGCGGCGTCGGCACTCCTGATCAGGTTCAGGCCCTGGCGGCACTGGGCGATGAGCCTTTCGAGTTCCTGTGCCTGCCGTGGACCGACACCACTACGCTGGATGCGTGGAAAGCGGCGATGGATGACAGTACCGGTCGCTGGAGCTGGGCGCGTCAACTGTACGGTCATGTCTACAGCGCCAAGCGTGGCACAGTCGGTACGCTGGTCGCGGCGGGTCAACTGCGCAACGATCAGCACATCACCATTCAGGCCGTCGAGATGGCAGCGCCGCAACCGGTCTGGCTGCAAGCGGCTGCACTGGCTGCACGCACTGCGGTGTTCATTTCCGCCGATGCCAGCCGCCCGACCCAGAGCGGCACCATGCCCGGCCTGGATCCGGCACCGGCCAGCCAGCGTTTCACTCTGACCGAGCGTGAGTCGCTGCTGCGTTACGGCATGGCCACGGCGTACTACGAAGGCGGTTATGTGCGCATTCAGCGTTCGATCACCACGTACCAGAAGAACGCCTATGGTCAGGCCGACAACTCTTACCTGGACAGCGAAACCATGCACCAGTCGGCGTTCATCATTCGCCGCCTGCAGGGAGTGATCACCAGCAAGTACGGCCGCCACAAGCTGGCCAGCGATGGCACGCGTTTCGGCGCCGGTCAGCCGATCATCACGCCGAGCACCATTCGCGGCGAGCTGATCGCGCAGTACGCCCGTCTTGAGGAAGAAGGCCATGTGGAGAACGCTGAAGTGTTCGCCCAGCACCTGATCGTCGAGCGCGACAGCAACGATCCGAGTCGCGTGAACGTGATGTTCCCGCCGGATTACATCAACGGCCTGCGCGTGTTCGCGCTGCTCAACCAGTTCCGCCTGCAGTACGACGAAGCGGCGTAAGTTTTCCCACCAACATCACTTTCAAACCCGCCTCGTGCGGGTTTTTTCATTCTGGAGATAAAAGAACATGGCTCAGAAAGTTGCGGGTACCTGCTACATCAAAGTGGATGGCACCCAATTGACCATTACCGGTGGCGGTGAAGCCCCGTTGATGAATGTGAAGCGCGATACAGTGGTTCCGGGTTACTACAAGGAAACCGACAAGGCTGCCTGGCTGAAACTCACCGCAGTGCATACGCCGGATCTGCCGCTCAAGTTGCTCACCACCGGTGTGGATATGACCATCACCTGCGAGTTCAACAACGGCAAGACCTACGTCCTGTCCGGGGCCTATCTGGTCGACGAGCCGATCAGCAAGGCCGACGACGGCACCATCGAACTGAAGTTCGATGGCAGCCAGGGGAGCTGGCAATGAGTGAAATCATCGAGCTGGCGAGCCCTATCGAGGCTCATGGCGAAACCGTCTCGCAACTGACGTTTCGCCGTCCCACCGCACAGGAAGCGCGGGCCATCAAGGCCCTGCCTTACCGGATCGACAAGAACGAGGATGTGTCCCTCGATCTGGACGTGGCGGCGAAGTACATCGCCGTCTGCGCCGGCATCCCGCCGTCGTCCGTCAACCAGATGGACCTGTGCGACATCAACACGTTGAGCTGGAAGGTCGCGAGTTTTTTCATGGCAGCGGCATCAGCGACCTTGAAGGCCTGATAGCCGTCGTTTACGACCTCGCGTACTTCTGGAAGACCGACCCCGAACTGATGATGTCCAGGGAGCTGGACGTCATCACCGAGTCGATCTTGCAGGCGCAACGCATCAACCGGATCCTGCAGGGGGAGTGATGGCAAACACTATAAAAACGCTGATCACCGGCGTCGATCAACTGTCTCCAACGCTCGCGACGGTCAACAAGAACGTCAAAGGATTTCAGCAAGGGCTTGAGGATTCCGGCCTGGGAGAAGTCCTGCTCAAAGACATGATCAGCGAAAACGCCCTGGCGCAGCCGCTGATCGATGCGGTCAAGGCTGCGATGGGTTTCGAGACAAGCATGGCCGGTGTGAAACGGTCGGTGACGTTTGAAACCCCGCAGCAATTCCAGGCGATGAGCCGTGACATTCTTGACTTGAGTGAACGGCTTCCGGAAAGCGCTACTGGTCTTGCGGCGATTGTCAGTGAAGGCGCCAAGGCCAGTGTGCCGCGTGCCGAGCTGACCGGGTTTGCCACCGATGCCGTGAAAATGGGCATCGCGTTCGATCAGACCGCAGCTCAGTCTGGCGAAATGATGGGCAAGTGGCGCTCTTCGTTCGAGATGACGCAGCCGCAGGTTGCTGCACTGTCCGAGAAGATCAACGTGCTGGGTGGCAACAATCTGGAGAAGCAGATTGCGACCATGGTCACCGCGATGGGCCCGCTCGGGCCTGTGGCGGGTCGGGCGTCGGGCGAGATCGCCGCGATGGGCGCCACGCTGGCCGGTGTGGACGTACCGACCGATGTGGCTGCCAAGGGCATCAAGAGTTTCATGCAGTCGATTACCGAGGGCGGCGCAGCCAAGGCCGGGGCTTTCGAGGCCCTGCAACTGGACATCACCCAGCTGACCCAAGGCATGCAGCAGGACCCGTCCGGGACCATCGAGAAGGTATTGAAGGCCATCTCGACGGTCGATCCGGGCACCCAGTCGGCGGTTATCACGCAACTGTTTGGCGAAGAATCGCTGGGTGCCATCAAGCCCCTGCTGAAAAATCTGGATGTGCTGCGCTCCAACCTGGCGAAAGTCGGGGAAGGCGTGCAGTCGGCAGGCACCATCGAGCAGGAGTTTCAGGCCAACTCGCAGACCACTGCCGTTGCCTTGAAAGAGATGGAGAATCGGGTTGATCGCCTGAGCATCAATATCGGCAGCATGTTTCTGCCTGCGATGAACGAAGCAATGGCCGTGATCGGGCCAATGATTTCTCAGGTCGCAGCACTGGCCGCCGAACACCCAGGCGTCATCAAAGGTGTGGTGGGCGCTGCGATCGCCTTTGGCGTGCTGCAAGTGGCCGTCATCGCGGCGACTAACGCCAGCAGGGTGCTGAGTTCGGTCCTCGGTATGTCTCCGGTGGGCATGGTCGTGCGGGCGCTGGCGCTGGCCGCCGGTCTGCTGATCGCCAACTGGTCGACCGTCGCCCCGTATTTCCAGGCGGTATGGTCCGCCATCCGTGAGCCGGTCATGGCGCTGTGGGAAGCGCTCAAGACCGTCTTCGGCTGGAGGGCAATTGAACTGGTCGTCTCGAACTGGCAACCATTATCGGCGTTTTTTGTTGGGCTATGGGACGGCATCAAGACGCTGGCTGCGTCGGCGTTCGACGTGATGAAAACGTTGTTCAGCTGGTCGCCGATCGGCTTGATCATCTCGAACTGGCAGCCGTTGTCCGCGTTCTTCAGCGCGCTTTGGGGCGTTATACAGGCCTTGGCTTCGCCGGTGATTGGTTATTTTCAATCGCTGTTCGACTGGTCGCCAATGGACATGATTTCGTCTGCCTGGCAGCCCGTGAGTGGTTTCTTCACGGGTATCTGGGAGGGCATCAAAGCCGAGACCGCACCTCTCATGGAAACGCTGACGGGGCTGTTCAATTGGTCGCCGATGGACTCGATCAGCGAGAAGTGGACGCCGATCAAAACCTTCTTCTCGGGTCTGTTCACGGACATCAAGCCGTTTATAGACCCGATCCTGAACGGGTTCGGTATTGGCTCCGATGACAAGTCTCTGCTGCAAAAGGCCACTCAAAAGCTCAACGAGTTCGCTGAAGAGCGGCGTGTGGATAACGCCGGTCCCGGTGGTGGCAAAGGGGCTTTTCTGACGGCGGACGCTGTGCAGGTCAGCCAGTTGAAACAGCAGCAGATCAATCAGGCGATGGGCATTCCGGCAACCGGCCAGTTGCTGAGTGCGCCTAACCTGCCGGCCCCCGGCAGCCTGTTGCTGCAACAGGGCGCAGGCACGGGTTCACGGCTTGAAGGCGAGCTCAATATTCGCTTTGAAAACGCGCCGCCGGGCATGCGCACCGAACAGATGCAGACCAATCAACCAGGTTTGACGATATCGCCAAGCGTGGGTTATCGAACCCTCGGCGCAGGAGCCGCATCATGAGTACATGGCGTGACAGCCTGCTGCCCGCGTCTTTTCGGGGCGTCGGCTTTTTCATCAGCAGTACGGTCGTTCCGATAGGACGCAAAGGACAACTGCATGAGTTTCCGCAGCGCGACGAGCCTTACTTCGAATCGCTGGGCAAGCAATCGCAAGTCCATACGGTAACCGCGTTCATTGTCGGACCGGACTGCTTTGAACAAAGGGACAAGCTGCTTCAGGCGCTTGAAGCGCCGGGCGCCGGTGAGTTGGTGCATCCGTGGTTGGGGCGGATGCAAGTGCAGGTCGGCGATTGCGACATGACGCACAGCCTGGCCGAAGGCGGCATCGTGCATCTGAACCTGAAGTTCTATCCGGATCAGCCGCTGAAGTTTCCGACGTCGACGCTCAACACCGGACGCCAGCTCGTGCAGGCGTCGGAGGGACTGCTGGATTCGGCGCTCAGGCGCTACCGTGCCGTCATGGCGACGGTGGATGCGGTGCGTATCAACATTCAGGCGCTGCGCAGCACATTGTCTGGCGTCTTTGCCACGATTCAGCGGCAGTTCTCCTCGTTCATGACGGTTTATTCGGATGCCACCGCACTGGTGCATTCGCTGGTCAATGCGCCTTACACGTTGAGCACGATGTTCTCCACGTTCTTTGCCAGCTTCCAGGGCGACAGTCGTCGGAGCAGCAGAGAGAGCAGCGGTAACAACGTCGGCGCTGGCGGCGCTGCATCTGGTGGTGGCAGTACGGGCAGCGGGTCCGGCAGCTCCGGAGGCAGCAATGCAGGTGGCAGTTCCGGCGGCGTTTCCGGTAGTGCGGGCAGTGTCGCCTCGGGCTCCCGAAATACCTCGGGTGTCGAGTCCGTGCCGTATCGCTCGATCATCTCCGACGCGACCCAGCAGGCGCAGGCGGTCTCCAGCATCAACCAGATCAATCAGGGTGGAGGTCTCGATACCGGCGTGACGGCTCAGGCCACGGCGGACCTGGTGCAGGACGCGTTGCTCGTCAAAGTGGCGAGGGTTGTGGCCAGCATGCCGGTGGCGGTCAGCACGAAACCGATTCTGGTCGTTCCTTCGCTGGATCAGCAACGAGTGCAACCCTTGCAACGTGCCGATGTGCCGGTGGCCGACGACGTGATCGAACTGCGCGACACGCTCAGCGCGGCAATCTGGGACGCGGCCCTGAAAGCCGATCCGGAGCATTACCTGGCGCTCAATACGCTGCGTCATGCGCTGATCAGTCACCTCAATGCGGTGGCGGCTTCCGGTGTGCGCCTGCAGGACATGAAGGTTTCCGAACCCTTGCCTGCGCTGGTGCTGGCTTACCGTCGTTTTGGTGACGCAAGCCGCTCGCACGAAGTGGTTCAGCGCAACCGTATCCCGCATCCAGGTTTCGTGTCGCCCGGCACGCTCAAGATCGCTCAGGAGTAACCCATGATCGACCCCAATGTTGTCACCTTGACGGTGGATGACAAGGATTACGCTGGCTGGAAAACCGTGGAAATCTCCGCAGGAATCGAGCGTCAGGCGCGCAGCTTTGACATCAGCCTGACCTGGCAATGGCCTGGAACGGACATGGTCAGGCCGGTTCGGGCAGGTGCACGGTGTGCGGTCAGTATCGGTGGCGAATTGATCTTGACGGGTCGGGTGTTCGCCACACCTGTGAGCTATGACGGCAACCAGATCACCTTGAAGATATCCGGGCGCTCCCTGACGGCCGACCTGATCGACTGTTCCGCGATCAACAAGCCTGGCGAGTGGAACGACGTATCGGCGCTGACCATCGTCAGGGAGCTGGCCGCGCCCTACAACGTGAAGGTACTCAGCGAGATACCGGAAACCTCGAGGAAATCGAAACACACCATCGAGCCCGGTGAGACTGTGTTCAAGTCCATCGACCGCCTGCTGACCGTGTTCCGGATATTTTCCACCGATGACGAGTACGGCAATGTCGTGCTCGCCAGACCCGGCAGCATGGGCAATGCAGTGGACGCGCTGGAGTTGGGCAGAAACGTACTGTCAGCCGTTGCGCCACTGGATTTTTCCGGACTCTTTTCCGAGTACCAGGTCATTGGCCAGCAGGCGGGCAATGACAAGACATTCGGCAAGGCGGCGTCCGAGGTCTCGGCCTCGGTCACTGACAGCAGCGTTACGCCTGCGCGTGTGCTGGTCATCCATGAGGAATCGCCGATCACACCGGCACTGGCGTTGAGCCGTGCCAAATGGGAGCGCGGCCATCGCCAGGGCAAGACGCGGCTCACGACTTACAAGGTGCAGGGTTGGCGGCAGTCCAACGGCGCGCTTTGGCGCCATAACACGCTGGTCCGGGTCGTCGACTCGATCCTCGATCTGAATCAGGAAATGCTGATTTCAGCCATTACCTATTCGCTCAACGATAAAGGCACCACCACCACGCTGGTTGTGGGTCCGATAGAGGGGTTTGAAGCCGAGCCCGGTGATCCTGAAAAGCGCAGCAAGGTGCCGGTCAACAAGGACGCGTACAGCTACGCGCAACCCAATTACGAAGGAACGCTCGCATGAGTCTACTCAATCGCATGCTGGTGCGCGGCACGGTCGTGCTCGCAAGGGCCAGCAGCAAAATGCAGGCGCTGCAAATGCGCCTGACGGCAGGGGAGGTCAGGGGGGACATGGAGCATTTCGAACCCTATGGTTTTACCAGCAACCCGCTGGCCGGCGCCGAAGGCATCGCTGCCTTCATCGGCGGTGACCGCTCCCACGGTCTGCTGCTGGTCGTCGCTGACCGCCGTTATCGCCTTCAGGGACTGGAGTCTGGCGAGGTAGCGATCTACACCGATGAGGGCGACAAGCTTCACTTCAAGCGCGGCAAGGTCATCGATATCGAAACCAATACCTTGAACATCAAGGCGGCGACGGCGGTGAACTTTGATACGCCGCAAATCACCCAGACGGGAAAGATCGTTTCCCAGGGCGACCAGATTGCCGGCGGCATCAGCCAGATCACTCACCTGCATGGCAGCGTGCGCTCCGGTCCCGACCAGAGCGGGCCGCCCGTTGGAGGTGGCTGATGATTATCGAAGGCTCCTTGCAGGCTTCGTTGCTGCGCTCGGTGATCATCAGCCTGTTCACCTGGCGTCGTGCCGAAGCGGACGATCCGTTCGACGATGCCGAGCGCTTCGGCTGGTGGGGCGACACCTACCCGGCCGTCGCCAATGACCGGATCGGCTCCAGGCTCTGGCTGCTGCGCAGGGTCAAGCTTACTGCTCAGACGCAACGCGACGCCGAGTTCTATGCCCGCGAAGCGTTGAACTGGCTGATCGAGGACGGTCACGTTCAGCGCATCAACATCTTCACCGAACAGGTTCAGAGCAACCGCCTGAACCTGGGCGTCGAGCTGGTCGTCCCGGACGGCCAGGTCGTGCGTTTCAACCCTTCAGAACAGTGGCAGGTGATCTATGCCGTTTGAAACCCCCACGTTACCGGCACTCGTCAACCGGACACAGGTTGACTTGGCCGGTGACGCGCTTCGTCAGTCCGATGCCCGCGTGCTGTCCCGTGCCCACAGTGGCGCAGCCTATGGACTGTACGGTTATCAGGACTGGATCGCGGACCAGATTCTCCCGGACACCGCCGATGAGGAAACCCTTGAACGCCAGGCCATCCTGCGTCTCAGGCAACCGCGCAAACCCGCGCAGCCCGCCACCGGCTCGGTACGTTTTGTAGCGGCAGCGGGCGCTGTGCTGGATGCTGATACCATCCTGCAGTTCAGCGACGGGCGCTTCTACCGCGTGACTCAGGGCGTTACCACGGTGGCGGGCAACAACACGACCACTGTCGAGGCGGTGGACGCGGGAGCTCTGGGCAATGCGGATGCCGGGCAGGTCATGACCGTCGTGCAGCCTGTCGAAGGTATCGACAGCAGCTTTACCGTGATCGCCGACGGCCTGACCGGCGGCATCGCCCGGGAAAGCACCGAGTCGCTAAGGGCCCGTGTCGTGCGCTCCTATCGGGTCATCCCGCACGGTGGCAATCAGGATGACTACGTCACCTGGGCGCTGGACGTGCCGGGTGTAACGCGTGCCTGGTGCGTGCGCCGTTACATGGGGCCGGGCACCGTCGCTGTGTTTTTCATGCGCGACGACGATGCCACCCCGACGCCGGATGCGGATCAGCTGGCGCAGGTGGCGGCATACATCGAGCCGCTGCGCCCGGTCACGGCCGAACTGTACGTGCTGGCGCCGGTGCAGAAGCCGGTGACCTACACCATCAGCCTGACGCCGGACACCACGGCGGTGCGCGCCGCCGTTCAAGCTCAACTGGTCGATCTGCACAACCGTGAGGCGGGCCTGGGTGAAACCCTGCTGCTGACCCACATCGCCGAGGCCATCAGCCGGGCGACCGGAGAAACCGATCATGTGTTGATTTCACCGACGGCCAACGTCACGGCAGCTGCCAATCAGTTGCTCACGTTCGGGGGAATTTTATGGTCGTCATAAGAACCGCCGAGCATTACACCGAACAACTGCAAGCCCTGCTCCCGCCGGGACCTGCCTGGGACCCGGAGCGCGTGCCCGAGGTGCAGCAACTGATTACGGGGCTCTCCCACGAATTCGCTCGCATCGACGGTCGCGCCTTCGACCTGCTCAACGAGATGGACCCGGCCACCGTCAGCGAGCTGGTCCCGGATTGGGAGCGGGTCATGAACCTGCCCGATCCCTGCCTCGGCCTCAAGCCGCTGTTCGAAGACCGGCGTCTGTCGGTACGCCAGCGGCTGGTGGCCGTAGGAGGGCAGAACGCAGCGTTCTATGTCGGCATTGCCGTCAGTCAGGGCTACCCCGACGCCTCTGTCACTGAACTTCGAGCGCCCCGTATGGGGCGTTCTCGTTTCGGGCAGGCGCATTTCGGCACCTGGGTCGCGCAATTCATGTGGACCCTGAACACCGGCGGACGTCAGCGGCTGGGGCGGCGCTTTGGCGCCAGTTACTGGGGAGAGCGTTTCGGGGTCAATCCCGGAACCGCAATCGAATGCCTGATTCGTCGAGCAGCACCGTCGCACGGCATTGAATTCGTTAATTTCAACTGAGGAACAACACGTGGACTATCCCAAAAGTGTGCCAGGCGTAGGCCTGGTGAGCGGCAAATTTGTCGATGAAAACCCGGCAACCGGTACACCCGGCTCGCTGATTCCCGCGCAATGGGGCAACGCGGTGACGCAGGAGATTCTGAACGTGATTCTGGGGGCCGGTCTGGCGCCCAGCGAAGCGGATGTCACGCAACTGCACAGAGCTATTCTCGGCCTCGCCGCCTCGGACTACAAAAAGTCCGTACGCTGTGCGACGATGATGGCGATCGGCCTCAGCGGTTTGCAAACCATTGATGACGTCACGCTGGTGGCGGGTGACCGGGTACTGGTCAAGAATCAGGACAATCCGGCGCAGAACTGGATTTACCTGGCAGCGGCCGACGCCTGGACCCGCGCGCAGGATGCCAATGAAAGCACTGAGTGCACCCCAGGTCACCTTGTGCCGGTGCAGGCGGGTACGAGGAACGGCGGTACAGTCTGGCAGTTGACCAACACGACGGCTCCGGTTCTGGGCACGACAGGTTTGGTCTTTGAGCGTGCGCTGGGACGCAGTGGCGTCGCTGCGGGGAACTACAGCCGGGTGAAGGTCAATCGGTATGGGCAGGTGGAAGAGGGGAGTAATCCTACGACGCTTGCTGGATACGGTGTGACGGATGCTTATACCAAGGCGGAATCCGACTTTCGTGATACTCAACGGCCTCTTCGGGATTCGATTACTCATGTAGGCATGGCAGGCAACCAGGCCGATTCGCCTTATATGCGCCGTGAGTCGGATGGAGGGGTCTACTACTTGCAGCCAAGGCTGGGCTTTGCGCCAGTTCAGCAGGGCGGTGGTGCAGGGCAGTTGGCTAATCCGGTCAAGATCGGATGGTCTGGATCAGGTCTGAAGGCCACAGTCGATGCTACGGATCTGGGTAACCTCTGGTATTCGAGTAACTTCGATCCTGCCAGTAAAGCCAACTACGCAGAGGTCTACTCCAAAAGCGAAGTGGATACGCGAGTGGGGAGCAGGGCACTTGCTGACAGCATCACGTATGTAGGGCTCGGAAGCGGTCAAATTACGCAACCCTATATGCGTCGAGCGTCTGACTTAAGCATCTGCTGGCTTCAGAGCAAGCTGGATTTCACGCCTGTTCAGCAGGGTACTGGGGTCGGGCAGCATGCCAATATCGTAAAAATTGGCTGGTCAGACAACGGGCTCAAGGCCACCGTTGATTTTACCGATCTGGGCAATCTTTGGAATGCCGCCAACTTCGATCCGAACAGCAAGGCCAACTGGGGCAAGACGCTTTCAGCCTATGGCATCACTGATGCTTATACCAAGGCCGAGTCCGATGTCCGCGACATGCAGCGACCGCTTGCGGATTCGATAAGTATCCTTGGGTTCGCCAGCAATAATCCGGTCTATCCGTATATGCGACGAGCTTCTGACGGGCAGCTTTTTTATCTGGTCAACGATCAGAACTTGGCCGCAAGAATTGCTGCGTTGGGACTTAGTGAAGTCGGCTCCTATGCTTTCGCACGTGTCATCAGTTCTCAGGGAGCCGTGAACCAGGGTAGTTCTGTAGCTGGTACAAATCTGATTTACAGCTCCACAAACGGTAGTGACGGCACCACCAATAACTCAGGAATTATCGGTGTCGGCACCTGGCGTGCACATGGTGCCTTCTCCGGTGGCGAACGCACGCTCTTTCAACGTATTTCGTAATTGAAAAGGTATTCATATGAACACTCTACTAAGCGCTCGTGACCCGCGTTGGTCTGATCTGGCGCACACATCCATTGTGTTGTCGGTCGTTTTTGAGGAAACGAAAGATATCTATGGCGAAATTCCGTTCGCCGCGTCTGCCTATGATTCCGAGCCTCACGGGGTCGATCTGTTCAACCGTGCCGTCGCCGGAGAATTTGGCGAAGTGCTGGAGCCCACCGAGCAGATGATTCTGGCGCAGGTGATGTGCCAACGTGGCGTGTACTCGGCTTCCGCCACTGCCAGAATCAATGAGCTGGCTGCCGAACTGGACACGCTGCAAGACGCCGTATCGATGAATCTGGCAACGGAAGATCAATCAAAATCGTTGCCTGCGGTGGAAGCTGAGCTCAACGCTTTCCGTCTTTATCGCGTGCAGCTTGCCCAGCTTGAAACGTTGGCAGGTTATCCAGAGAAGTTCGACTGGCCTGTCGCTCCGGCAAAGCCGTTTGTGTATGAGCCAGTCGAAGAGCTGCCTCCTGTGAGAGGCGTCAGTAAAGACGAATTGCCCAAGACCTGACAGGAGGATACATGCCTATCGATTCTTATCAACTCCTCCAGATCCTCCCCAACGCCGGCCTTAAAGCCGGCGTTTTCGTTCCTGCCCTGAATATCGCCATGAATCGCTACTGCATCGACACACGGTTGCGTGTAGCGGCATTCATCGCGCAGATCGGTCATGAGTCCGGCCAGTTGCGGTACGTGCGTGAACTGGGCAACGACAGCTACCTGGCGAAGTACGACACGGGGCAGTTGGCGCTGCGTCTGGGCAACACACCAGACGCCGACGGCGACGGTCAGCTTTATCGTGGTCGCGGGCTGATTCAGGTCACGGGTCGGGCCAACTATGAGGCGTGCGGGGAGGCGCTGGGGCTGGATCTGTTGCGCCAGCCCGAGCTGCTCGAAAGGCCCGACCATGCTGCGATGTCAGCGGCATGGTTCTGGGATCGCGCCAACCTGAACGCGCTGGCGGACAAGGGCGATTTCCTGATGATCACCCGGCGTATCAATGGCGGCACCAATGGTCTGGCCGATCGACAGGCGCTCTATCAACGCGCCCTGGAGATACTGCCGTGAATGGTCTGGATCTGCGCTTCGTGTTGTTGGCGGTCGTGGTTGGCTCCGGGCTGGGTGCCTGGCTTGCCTGGGAATGGCAGGCCACGCGTTACGAGCGGCAACTGTCTGAGCAGGCGATGTCCTGTCTGCGAGAGCGCGAACTGGCGTCCAGGGCAGCCATCGACTGGCAAACCGCTGAACAGGCCAGGCGACGGGCGCTGGAAGTCCGCCTGCAAAACAATGACACAACCCTTCACAAGGAATTAGGTGATGCACAGACTGCTCAGGTCCGCCTGCGTGATCGCCTGGCTACTGCTGATCTGCGGCTGTCAGTCCTCCTCGCCGCCCCGAGCGGTGGTGCTGGATTGTCAGCCTCCACCCACCCCGGCGGCCTGGTTCATGGAGGCACGCGAGCCGAACTTGACCCAACGGCTGCTCAACGAATTGTCGCCGTCACCGACGACGGCGACCAAGGACTGATCGCGCTCAAGGCCTGCCAGGCCTATGTGCGCGAGATCGCGTTCTGAACAACCAGTCTCCTTCCCGCCTCCGCAAGGAGGCGCGGCCTTCTTGCAGCCTTTTACAGGCTCGCTCATCGACGTTATCGAGCGCTTCGCCCGATACATTCATATTGCACCGCTCTCATCGGTACGCTAATGTCCCGAAACGTACCGATGAGACCCCTTCCCGTGACGATTGTCAGCAAACTCTTGATGCGCGTTATCAAGGCTCACGCCCGCTGGCGTTGGCGCGCCTGACTATTTCCTTGCCGGCCCTGCCGGATCCGCACCTGTATGTCTTCAATTCGTCATGTTCTCCCGCCACTGTCACCGCATTCGATGTGGCTGAAAGGCGGATGCTTGAGCGAGTCGCGATCTGAAGGCGTAAACGAAGTCAGTAAATTCAAAAGGTTAATAGCAAAATGCTGCTGATGATCGATAACTATGATTCCTTCACCTATAACGTCGTGCAGTACCTGGGCGAGCTGGGTGCCGACGTGAAGGTCATCCGCAATGACGAGCTGACCATCGCGCAGATCGAAGCCTTGAACCCCGAGCGCATCGTCGTTTCGCCCGGTCCTTGTACTCCCAATGAAGCCGGTGTCTCGCTGGAGGTGATCAATCACTTCGCGGGCAAACTGCCGATTCTGGGCGTCTGTCTGGGGCACCAGTCCATTGGCCAGGCATTCGGTGGTGACGTGGTGCGCGCGCGCCAGGTCATGCACGGCAAGACCAGCCCGGTTATCCACGAGGACCAGGGCGTGTTCGAAGGTTTGAACCATCCGTTGGTCGTCACGCGTTACCACTCGCTGGTGGTCAAACGGGACACGCTGCCTGACGTTCTGGAAGTGACGGCCTGGACTGCACATGACGACGGCTCGGTTGACGAGATCATGGGCCTGCGTCACAAGACACTGAACGTCGAGGGGGTGCAGTTTCACCCCGAGTCGATCCTGACCGAGCAGGGCCATGAGCTGTTCGCCAATTTCCTCAAGCAGCGCGGCGGCAGTCGTCAGGGTTAA